ATTCCTGGTAAGAAATGGTTAGAGAATTGTATGAACACAATGAATGAGAAAGAAGGTTTGTTAGGAACGGTAGGATTACTTTATTTAAATCCATTGTCACCACAACATTCATCTTACTACGAACACTATTTAAGATTCGGATGGCCTGAGCAAGGTAACAACGATAGGACTGTTGAAGTTGATTTAGTAGGGCATAGTTGGTTTTTTAAGAAAGAATGGTTACCTATTATGGTAAGAGAATTACCTGACCCTAAATACAATACCTGTGGTGAAGATATGCATTTCTCTTATATGTTACAAAAGTATGCTGGTATTAAAACTTATGTACCACCACATCCTCGTTCTGATATGGAAATGTGGGGAAGTACTAAAGGCGCAACTTATGGTGGAGATGTAAATTCACTTTGGGAATCAAACCAAAGAAGTAACGAAGGTGTACCATTTAAACAATTGATGAATCAGTATTTTAACGAACAAAGACAAAAAGGCTGGAAATTAGTAAATGAAAAATAAGTTACCTATATTAATTTGTTTCGGAACTAGACCGGAATGGTTAAAGATAAAACCTTTAATTAAAATAATGGACCGTAGTGAATATAAATTATTCTTTACAGGTCAGCATGAAGATTTACTTAAAGAGGTTGATGTTGATTATAAAGCAACTATCAAAGAAGGTTCTAATAGATTAGATGAAGTAGTAAAAGGATGTTTAGATTTACCCGAAGGAGAGTTTAGAGGTGTTATGGTTCAAGGTGATACCGCATCTGCTTTTGCTTGTGCTATTGGAGCATATCATAGAGGATTACGAATCTATTATTTAGAAGCTGGACTTAGAAGTAAGAGTTTAAAACATCCATATCCAGAAGAAGGTTATAGACAAATGATAGCTCGTATTGCTGATGTAAACTTTGCGCCAACACATCCTGCATTAGTTAATCTATTTGAAGAAAAATGTTTAGGTGATGCTTGGTTAGTTGGCAACACTGTGTTAGATAACTTAGTGGACTTGCCTGAACCTACTTATGGTAACAAAGTATTAGTTACTTTACATCGTAGAGAGAATCATCCCATAATGCACGAATGGTTTAAAGAGGTAAATGATTTATCAATACAATATCCAAACTTAGAATTTATACTTCCAATACATCCAAATCCAAATGTACAAAAACATAGAGATTTACTAACAAATGTTAAAGTAGTAGAACCACTTTCGCATGATGAACTAATAGCTATCCTATTAGAATGTAAGTTAGTAATAAGTGATAGTGGTGGAATACAAGAAGAAGCATCTTTTTTAAATAAGAAAGTAATTGTTTGTAGAGAAGTAACGGAAAGACCAGAAGCAATTTACACAGGTCATTTACATCTTTGTAAAACAACAGATAAATTAAAAGATTTATTTGTTACATTGGAAAAAGATTCGTATATTTGTAAACCTTGTCCGTATGGAGATGGGTACGCAGCAAAACAAATTAAAAAGATATTAGATGCAGAAGAACTTTAGAGAACACTTTGCTAAGTTTACGGAAATGATTCGTAACGATGAACATTTTGCACTTGCTAGATATTCGGATGGTGAATTATATATTCTTCAAAATAAAGAATTGGTATTAGATAAAGGGTTAATTCAAATTGGAGAACAAAAGCAAGGAGGATTTTATCAACCAGCTGATTTCAAACACTATGACCCAAAAGAGCATGGATTCTATCAACAAAAGTTAGTAGAGGCTTATAAACATAGACAATCAAATTATTACAAAGGTATTAGTTGTAGTTGTTGTGTTGGTAAAGAATCATTTGATTGGCAGGTAGATTTGCATGGTGGTGATGATGATAGTTTGACTTGGGCAAACTTATGGGTTAATGGTAACTACCCAGCTTTTATAATGAATACACTTCCAATCCTTTATAGTAAAGATTGTGTATTTGTTGGACATGAAAGTGCTGATACATCAAAGTTACCATTTATTAAAAAAGATTTTAGAGTAGGTTATAACGCAATGATAAATGATTATGGAAAAATTGAAGATATTAAAAATTGGATTAGAGAAAACAATATTGAAAACCATCTATTTTTATTTTCAGCTTCAACGTTTTCTAATTTGGCAATATACGAACTATTCAAAGAGTTTCCAAATAATTCTTACGTTGATATAGGAACGTGTTTAACTCCAATGATGAACATGCCAACTGAAAGAGGTTATCTAAAAGCATTTTGGAATTACACCGGCGGACAGGATATTCAAAAAATATGTATATGGAATTAGTAAAATGCGAAGAACAATATTGGGAATTTGTAAGAATACTCAGAATGGATGGTAGAGTAATTGATGGATTTATTGAAACCATACCAATTACAAAAGAGCAGCAAGAAAATTATATGAATAGCAATTCTCAATACTATCGTATAGCATTAGTTAATGGAAAGCCGGCAGGATATGTAGGAGTAATTAAAGATGATATTAGAGTTTGTACACATCCAGACTTTCAGGGAATGGGAGTTGGTAAGTTTATGATAGATGAGTGTATGAAGATATGGCCTACCGCATATGCTAAAGTAAAGCATGGTAATGAGGCTAGTTCTAAATTGTTCTTAGCTTGTGGATTTGAGATGAGTGGAACTGATGATAAGTTCTTATATTATAGAAAAGAAAAAAAGATGGTTAGTTTAAAAAGTTCAATCATAGCTAAAGGAAGATATGTTTCACAAATCTTACATTTTGTAGGTGGTGAAAAGAGAACCTTTAATAATGTAGATACTCATTCAATTAAGCAAGGTCAATTTACTAAGTTTGAAACAAAAGATGGTAGATTGGTAATGGTTAATGATAAGAATATATTATGTATCGAAATAATCACAGAAGAAAATAATTAATTATGCCAATGTTACACAATCCTTACAAAGTAGTAAGAATGTTTGAAGAAGAAATAGCAGCTTATACTGGAGCACCTTATGCTATATCAATTGATAGTTGTACAAATGCACTATTTTTAATTTGTAAGTACAATGAAGTTAAAGAGGTAACCATTCCATCTAAAACTTACCTATCAGTACCACAATCAATAATACACGCCGGTGGTGAAGTTATCTTTGATAAAAGACCTGAAACAAATCATTGGGTGGGTGCATATCAATTAAAGCCATACCCAATTTGGGATGCGGCTAAGAGATTAACAAAGGATATGTATATGCCCGGAACATTTATGGGATTATCATTTCATATTAAAAAGATATTACCAATTTGGAAAGGTGGTATGATTTTAACTGATAACGCTGAGGCAGCTGATTGGTTTAAGAAAGCTCGTTATGAAGGTAGAAGTGAGAAATATTATAAGGATGATGATATTACATTTTGTGGATGGAATATGTATATGACTCCACAGCAAGCAGCACATGGATTGGCAATGTTTCAAAATTTACCTGTACATAATTCAGACCAAGGTGAATTGAATGGTTATAGAGATTTAACTGAGTTCACTGTTTTTAAAAATAACAAAGTAATAGAATAATGATTACATTTCATAAATTAGGTGAATTGGGCAGATTGGGTAATCAATTATTTCAATATGCAGCTTTAAAAGGATTGGCATTAAAAAATGGATATATTCCTAAAATTCCAAATCCACAAACAATGAATTGGCATGGGCAGACTTGTTTATTAGATAGATTTAATATTGAGTGTGATTATATTACACAAGAGGATATGAGTACTTTACAAAATCTATATCAAGAACCAACTTGGCAAAAGTATGATGATAGATTTTTTGGTTTGCCTGATAATACAACAATAGAAGGGTATTTTCAAAGTACTTTTTATTTTGAACATATATCAGAACAAATTAAAAAAGAACTTACTCCTAAGCAAGATTATTTAGATAAAGCAACTAAGTTGATTGATTATTTAAAAGGACAACATAATTGTGAAATAGTAAGTGTGCATGTTAGGAGAGGAGATAATATGACAAACGGACAAACTGGATTAATTCAAGCCTTTGAGCCGGGTGGAATGTATGAAACATACTTTAACAAAGCTAAGAAAGTATTTGAAGGAAAGAATGTAAAGTTTTTAGTATTCACTGGAGGCCAAAGATTTAATGAAGATAATAAAGTTGATGTTGATTGGTGTAGAAGTTTCTTTAAAGGAGATGAATTTTTATTTTCAGAAGGAAACCAACAAATAGATGATTTTTCATTAATAATGAGTTGTGACCATAATATACTTTCACACGCTAGTAGTTTTGGATGGTGGGCTGCATATGTTAATCCAAATCCTAATAAGATTGTAGTAGCTCCTGAATATTATCATCCTGATGAACCTGATTTAAAAAGGGATATGTTTTATCCAAAAGAATTTATATTAAAATAAAATTATGCAAATAGTAAGAACTACTGGTGGAGAATATAATGATTGTATTGTAAAATATTTTGATTTGTTTGATTACCAAAATGATAAAAAAGATGAAGTTATGTTTTGGGGATGGGCTTCTATTGATGATGAAACAAAGAAATCTGAATATGAAAGTTATTCTAAAAGATATTTTATAAACACAGCAATGCCTTGTGAAATTGTTGGAGGTTATATTGATATATTAAAACAATCATATTTTAATCAAGTTTTTACAATTTGCCCATATACAGCAAATGTATTAAATACAACTGCTAATAAAATAAGTGATACTTTATATACTCCAATATGTTTTCCGTTTAGAGAAAAATATTTTGACAAATATAAAAGTATAACAATTGCAGATAAAGAAAAAGATGTAATTTATTATGGTAATCTACATCATAGTTTATATTATGATTTAATTAAAAGTATAAGTAAATTCAATTACGCATTTTCAACTATATCACATCATAATCAAACAGAAGAAATGGTTAAATTGATTACTCACTATAATATATCTTCTGAAGAAAAGTGGGATTTGATAAGTAAGTGTAAAATGAGTGTTGGTTTTAATTTAATATTTTTAAGGGAAGACCAAATAGCTAATTTAAAAAGTACACAAAACATAGAAGCATTTAAAGGAATAGATAAAGTATATGAAACAGCAATGATGCCTCAATTTAAAACTAGAATGGTAGAAGCAGCTGCATGTAAAACTCTAATGTTGATGTATAAAGATAGTTGGAATGTAATAGAGGAATGGTTTGAGCCAAATAAACATTTTTTATATTGGGAAACATTTGAGGAATTAGAAGCATTAATAAAAGATGTATCAGATAACTATGAAAAATATTGGCATATAGTTGAAGCGGCAAATGAGCATGTTCAACAATATTCAATTGAAAATTTAATGAAAAAAATACAATAATATGAATATAGAACAATTTAAAAACAAAAAGATTTTAGTTACTGGAGCTAGTGGCTTCGTAGGTAAAAATTTAGTAGAAGAACTACAAAGAAAAGGATTTACAAATATTTTAACACCAACATCAGCTGAGGTTGATTTAACAAAAGAAAACGATGTAAAGGGATACTTTCAATTACATAAGCCTGAGGTTGTATTGCATATAGCAGGTTTGGTTGGTGGTATTGCTGCAAACAAAGCAAGACCGGCTGAATTCTTTTATAAGAACGCAATGATGAGTGTATTGATTAATCATTACTCTTATATCAATGGAGTTGAGAAGTTAGTATCATTAGCAGCAGGATGTGGGTATCCAAAAGATATTCCCGTACCATTTTCAGAAAATGATTTTTGGAACGGATTGCCTGATATGAATTCATATGGTTATTCATTGGCTAAGAAAAACTTAGTAATTGGTGGATGGGCATATAGAGAGCAATATGGTTTCAATACAACAGTATTACTACCAGCTAATCTTTATGGACCTTATGATAATTTCCATTTAGAAAATTCGCATGTAATTCCTGCCCTAATTAGAAAGTTCATTGCAGCTAAAGAATCGAATTCACCTACTGTTGAAGTATGGGGAACTGGTGTGGCTACTAGAGAGTTCTTATATGTTGGTGATACTGTTAAAGCAATCATTGACGCTATGGCTTGTACCGAAACAGGTCCTTTTAATTTAGGAACTGGTGTTGAGACATCTATCAAAGAATTGAATGAAGCTATTGCTAAGTTGGTAGGATATGAAGGTGAGATTGTTTGGGATACAACTAGACCAGATGGGCAACCAAAAAGATTTTATGATATGAGTAAATTTAAAGAAGCATTTGGTTATGTACCAAGTACAACTTTAGAAGCTGGATTAAAAGAAACAATTGATTGGTATAATAAGAACAAAGAAACAGCAAGATTATAATGAATACAATATATAGAGATTATTTGAATGAGCAGGGGTTATTTGATATCCCCTCTCATATCAAAAGTATAAGATTTGATATTGGATTAAGTTGGAATGCACCAAACTCTGGTATGTGGTTAAAAAACGATGATACTATTTTTGTTATTGGTGTTGAAGCAAATAAATACGCAGCACAAACTATAATGGAAAACGGATTTATAATTCAGCAAGAAAATTTACAAATACCATTCTATACACAAGCTCAAAATTATGTATTATTAAATGCTGCATTAGATAATGTTGATGTTCAAACTAAAAAACCATTCTATCATATGCAAGGTGATGTTGGTGTTTCATCTTTACTTAAACCAACTGATGCATTAGGATATAGTGTATTGGAAACCGAAGATGTTGATGTGTTATCACTATCTATGTTGATGGATAAAATTGATTGGAATAGATTTGACTATATTGAATTAGTAAAAATAGATACTCAGGGTAAGGATTTGGATATTATTAAAAGTGCAAAAAATTACCTAGATAAAATTGTATTTTTAAATTGTGAAATTAATACATTTAATCATTATGAAAACAACATAGCACCTAATGTATATCATACATATTTGCAATCGATTGGATTTGAAAAGGTATTGGATAATTCAATAGTAGATGGTGAAGTAGTTGATGTAACTTACATAAATAAAAAGTACATTCATTTAAAAGATAAAATAAATTATTCAGTATTATAATGAAAAAAATATTAATTACAGGTGGTGCCGGATTCATAGGTTCTCATTTAGTTAAGAGATTAGTTAAGCAAGGACATGAAATTACGGTAATAGATAATTTGGAAAGAGGTAGAGTTGAGTTTATATCGGATGTTATAACTGATATTAAAATGGTACATGCTGATTTAACAGATTACGATGAATGTAGTAGATACTTCATTAAAAAAGATATTGTAATCCATTTAGCATCTAAGGTTGGTGGTATTGGTACTTATTTATCAAAACCATATGATGTGATGAACTCAAATATGAAAATGGATAGTAATGTATTGAGAGGTATCATTGAAAATAAAATAGATACATACTTTTATGCATCATCAGCACACATATATCCAAAGGAGTTGCAAACAATAGCAGACTCTCCAATGATTAAAGAATCAGATGCTTACCCAGCAAATCCAGAACTAACATATGGTTGGGCAAAGTTGATTGGTGAGAAAGCAATTGAATCAGCAGTAGTTGAGAATGATTGGATGAAAGTAGCAATAGCAAGATTCATTGGTATCTATGGACCAAATCAGGACTTTAAGTTAGAGAGTGGTTCAGTTATACCTGTATTCTCACATAGAGCAATCAAATATCCTGAAGTACCATTTAGTGTATGGGGAACTGGAAAGGAAACTCGTTCTTATTGTTACATTGATGATGCATTAGATTGTATTGAGAAAATGATTGAAGCAATGGATACAAAGCAAATTGTTGGACCATACAATGTTGGTAAGGGTGAAAGATGTACCATTGAAGAAATCGCAAACACTGTTGTTGAGATTAGTGGTAAGGATATTAACATTGAATGGGATACAACAAAGAACACAGTCATTTGGGGACAATGGTGTGATTGTAGTTTAGCAAAAGAAGAATTAGGTTGGGAAGCACAAACATCTTTAAGAGATGGATTAACAATAGTATATAACGATATAAAACAAAGAGTATGAAAGTATTAATTACGGGAGGGGCTGGTTACTTAGGTTCAAATTTAACTAGACATTTATTAGAGGCAGGTTATTCTGTTACGGTATTGGACAATTTAATGTATGACCAAGTAACTTTATTACATTTATTTGGTAATCCTAAATTTCAATTTGAATTGGGTGATGTAAGAGATAAAAAACTTTTACAGGAGTTAGTAGGATTAAATGATGTTATTATTCCATTAGCAGCAATTGTGGGTATGCCCGCATGTAAAGCTAATCCGGAATTAACGGTAGCGGTAAACTATCAGCAAGTGGCTGATATTGTTGAAGTATTAAGAGATGACCAAAAGTTAATCTTACCTAATACCAATTCACAATATGGTTCATCTGATTCAATCATTACCGAAGAATCACCATTCAATCCATTATCACTTTATGCTAAAACTAAATGTGATGCGGAGAACACAATGTTAGCAAACGGAAACGGTGTATCATTAAGATTAGCAACTGTATTTGGTGTATCACCTCGTATGAGAACTGATTTATTGGTAAACGATTTTGTATATAAAAGTATAGTAGATGGTTACTTAGTATTGTTCGAAGCACACTTCAAAAGAAACTACATACACGTTCAGGATATAGCTCGTACATTCCAATTTATTATTGAGAATTATGATAAGTGTAAAGGGCATGCATTCAATGTAGGTTTATCAACTGCTAATTTAAGTAAATTAGAATTGGCAGAGAAGATTAAATCACATATTCCATCGTTGGTAATTAAGCAAGATGATTTTAAAGAAGATTTTGATAAGAGAAATTATATCGTATCAAATGAGAAATTAGAATCATTAGGATGGAAACCAATTTATGATTTGGATTACGGAATCAAACAATTGATATCAGCATACAAAATCGTAATAAACAAAAACAATCAAAATTTTACAAACCTTTAATTATGGCAGACAGAAAGTATTTACCAACATTGAGTGAATTAGTAGATAGATTATCTATCGTACAATTGAAAGAGGTGTTCATTCCAGAACACAAAGCAGAATATGCGGATGAGATAAACGCAATTGTACATGATATTCAATTATATTTGGATGATAGTAAAGAACCGATTACAGCAGAAACAATTAGAGCAATTGTAGTATTATCACAAATGAACTTACATATTTGGCATAATGAATCAAATTACCGTAAGGGAATTAAAGATGGTAATAACTTAGAATTAACACATGGATTAAATGGAATCCGTAACGTAGCTAAGAATAAGATTCAGGAAGTTATGGGTGGAAGAAAGGATTATAAAATAGATTGCTTAGCAGCAGATTTTAAAGATTGGGAAATTAGTTGGTAAAACAAAAATTATGAGAATATTAGTTATAGGAGATAGTTGTAAAGATGTATTCATTTATGGCACAGCTAATAGATTGTGTCCTGAAGCTCCTGTTCCTGTTTTTATTCCTAAAAGACAAACGGAAACGGGAGGTATGGCAGCTAATGTATATGAGAACATCGAGTCATTAGGTGTTGATGTTGATTTGGTTACAAATGGAGAACCTATTACAAAAACACGCTATGTTGAGGAAAAAACAAATCATCAAATTATAAGAGTAGATTCGGATGCATCAAAATCTAAAAGAATAGAGGGTATAGAACACATCCCATTTAATTTATATGATGGTATTATTATATCAGATTATAATAAAGGATTTTTGGAATATGATGATATTGAATTTATTTGTTCAAAGCATGATACGGTATTCATTGATACTAAAAAGATTATTAATGAAAAGATGTTAGGAGCTAAGTTTATTAAGATAAATGAATATGAGTATGAAAACAATATAGCAGCTGGACAATACTTTGACCAATTTTATGATAAGTTAATTGTAACTATGAGTGGGAAGGGTTGTAAATATATGGATAAGGAGTTCAATGTAGATGAAGTAGAAGTAAGAGATAATAGCGGAGCAGGAGATACTTTCATTTCAGCATTGGCAATTCAATACTGCGAAACAAAAGATATTGAAAGTGCAATAATTTATGGTAATGAATGTGCTACTATTGTAGTTCAACACAAAGGAGTAACAAAGGTTGGTAAACATATTAAAATCTATTAATGACAAAATTAATAATATTTGATTTGGATGGTGTATTAGTAGAGGCTAAAAAAATCCACTACGATACACTAAACCAAGCCTTAAAAGAAATTGGTGAGGAATATGTAATTTCAGAATCAGAGCATCTATCAACATACGATGGATTAAAGACAACTCAAAAATTAGAATTACTTACTAAGAGCAAAGGATTACACCCAGAGTTTTATGATAGTATTTGGTATAGAAAGCAACATCTAACTATTGAAGCTATTTCACAATTACAACCCGATTCGCAAAAAATTGAGTTATTCAAAGAATTGAGAGATAGGGGATATCAATTGGCATGTGCTTCAAACTCAATTAGAAGGTCTGTGTTGGTTATGTTAGCTAAGATAGGTATAATTGAGTATATGGACTTAATCATCTCTAATGAGGATGTAAAGAACTCTAAACCGCATCCTGAAATGTATTGGAAAGCAATGAGTATGATGAGTGTATTGCCGGAAGAAACCCTTATAGTAGAAGATTCACCGCATGGACTTTTAGCAGCAAGTAGAAGTAGAGCAAACGTTTTGAGAGTAGATAACCCAAAAGATTTGGTAATATCAAAAATTATTTGTAAATTAGAGGAAACTAAAAAAGTTATGAGCATACCAAAGTGGCAGGGTGGTAAGATGAATGTTCTTATACCAATGGCCGGAGCCGGTAGTAGATTCCAAGCAGCAGGTTATACGTTTCCAAAACCACTAATCGATGTGGAAGGTAAACCAATGATTCAGGTTGTTGTTGATAATTTAAACATAGATGCTACATTTATTTATGTAGTACAAAAAGAACATAGAGAGAAGTATAACTTAGATACTTTATTAAATCTAATCACTCCAAATTGCAAGATTGTGGAAGTTGATGGTTTGACTGAAGGAGCAGCATGTACTACTCTATTAGCAAAACAATTCATTAATAATGATGAACCATTAGTTATGGCAAACTCTGACCAATTTGTAGAATGGGATAGTAATGAATTTATGTATAAGATGATTGAACAAAAAGTTGATGGTGGTATCTTAACATTTACAGCAACACATCCAAAATGGTCATTTGCTAAAGTAGATGAATACGGATATGTGACTGAAGTAGCAGAGAAAAATCCAATATCGGATATAGCAACGGTAGGGATTTACTATTGGGCTAAAGGTTCTGATTATGTAAAATATGCAGAGCAAATGATTAATAAGAATATTAGAACTAACAATGAATTCTATACTTGCCCAACTTTCAATGAAGCAATTGAGGATGGTAAGAAGATTAAAACATTCAATATTGAAAAAATGTGGGGATTGGGAACTCCTGAGGATTTAAAATATTACTTAGAAAATAAAAAATAATGGCACATATACAACCAATAACATTTATAATTCCTTGTAGAAATAATATAAAATATTTAAAGCAAGCAGTTGATAGTATTCAAAATCATTATGGAGATTATCATCATATAATAATATTAGATGATGCTTCTACTGATAATACTGCTGGATGGGCATTTGTGATGGAAGAAAGATATCCACATATTAAATTATATAGAAACGAAAGTGGTGATAGAGTGGGACATACGGTATTATATGATATTGGTATTAAAATGGCAACTACCCCAATAGTTACAATATTACATTCAGATATGATTGTAACTCAAAACTATGTGGAGAATATGTTAAAGCATTTAAAACCACTTTCAGTAGTATCGGCAACTCGTATCGAACCACCATTACATCCGCCGGGACCTGAAAAGTATGTTATGGATTTTGGAATGGAGCCAGAAACATTTAATCAAAAAGAATTTGATAAATTTGTTTATGAAACCGAATATATAATGGAAGGTAAAACAACTCAAGGTATATTTGCACCTTGGATGTTATATAAAGAAGATTTTGTAACAATTGGTGGACACGATAAATTATTTGCACCAATGGAGCTAGAAGATTCAGATATTTTCAATAGATTTCATTTACAACAATATCAGTTAATACAAAGTAGAGATGCTTTTGTATATCATATGACTTGTAGAGGTAGTAGATTCAAAGATGGTATTGAGATTGAAAGAGTAATAGATTTACCCGATGGTACTAAATGGTATAAACCAAAAGATTCGGAGGAATATAAAAAACTTAGAGAAAATAAATTCAAAGAGTGGTGGAGAAAATGGCATACTGATGTATTGCATGATGACCTGATGATGCCAATTGTTCCAAATAGATATGATACAACATTTGTAGTTCATAATTGTAATTCTATGTTATTGAGAGCATTAGAACCTTGGTGTGATACATTATATGTAGATTGTGAATATCAAACCTATTTAGATAATGAGAAAAAAGAAACAATGTTTAATATCTCTGATAAGATACATAGTATTGGTGATGAAATGAAAGGTGATGTGCAAATTCTTTTTGATGGCTCTAAACTTACATCACAACATTTTGAAACCTTTATAAAAAATATACCATTTATTATTCAACAAACTGATTCAGTTGGAAGCTTTGAATGGGATATATTTCAATTACACATATTCAGTTTAAAAACAAAAGATATGGTCACTCCATTTTTTAAAAATATATTTTAATGAAAAAGAAAACACTAATTTGCATTCATGTAATGCCATCGGAAATAGAAATGTTTGAACGCTTGATGCAACAAATGAAAAGAGCATTAATGTATTTGGATGAAAATGATGATGTTACATTAAAAGTAACATTAAACTTAAATCCACAACTTACGGATTGGCAAGATAGCGAATTGAAAAATGGTCATTTCATAAGCAGATTTGCAGTATTATTTAATGGTATTAAAAATATAAATGAAATTATATTAGATACTTCTTGTTGGGGAACTACTCAGCAAAAAAGAGAAAGTTATAAATTAGATTATGACCAATTTATATTTTGTGATACTGATATTTTGTTTCATGAGCATATGTTAAAATATCAATTAAATGTTGCATCTCAATTAGATGGTACATATATAGTATCACCTTCTTTGGCAAAGTGGTGGGATGGTAGTTGGGATGAGTTATGTCATAGTGAATATTTAGATAAACCATATGGATATTCAATTGATAACGCAGAAATTATGTATGGAGCTCTCAATCAAGAAATAAAAGAAATAAATGCAAGACAATTGCATGAAATTAAATTTGGATGTGGAATGCATACTTTATATTCTAAATCATTTTGGGAATTGGTTGGTATTCCTGAATCATTTGGAGGATATGGACCGGAAGATACATATGGAATGTCAGCAGCCAAACTTGCTATCAAACTGGGATATGATATAAAGCAATTTGTTATGGATGGTGTATATATTGCAGAAGATTATAAAAATAGATTACCATCTTTTATTGATAAAATAAAACCAATAGATAAGAAAAAGGAGTTTTATGATAGGGCAAGTGCGTTAGGACAAGAAGAAGTGATAAAATTTGGTAAAGAATTAATAGAAAAACAATCTAATCCATAAAAACTTATATTTATATCAGTAAATACGAATATAATGAAACTTAGTGAATTAAAAGAACAAATACGTTCAGTAATAAGAGAACAATTTATAGATGAAATGTCTAAAAATGATATTCATGTAAAAGAAATAATGAAATTTTACGATAAGGGAAGCTCAAACGCTAAAAAAGCCCTATCTCTATATCTACTTCGTAAGCCAAATGCAAGCAGAAGCCAAATTATGGATGAGTTGGGTGATTATGGATATAACGATGTATGGGATGTAATGGACCATTTCAAATTAGATTTAGAAGGTGTTAGAGAATATGTTGATAAAAAAGGTGTAGAGCATGTAGCTGCAGCGTTACCTCAAACGCAGGAAGAAAAGCCTGAAGAAAAAAAGCTGCATAATGAAGGAAAAGATTGCGGTTGTAAGTAGTAGTTTAGACTATGGTTACACTAATATACAAAATACTTATGACGGTAAAGCATCTGATTTGATGTTTTTTCCAACTGGCAGTTTTGAATGGATTAAAAACTTTATAAAAAAGTAAAAATGGACCAAAATAACATTTATTCAGTACTAATAACAGCTTTAACTGTATTAGGTGGTACTGCTGCTTGGCGATTCTACGAAAAGAGAGCAGATAATAGAGAAAAAGATGAAGATTTTATCAGACACGATTGTAGAGATAGAATATCAAAATTAGAAGCATTGCTTGTTCAATCAGCAAAAGAAAAGGATGAGTTAAGAACAATGGTATTAGATTTGACTAGACAAGTAGCTGAACTTAGAGTTACTGTTGAATTCTTGAGAGCTGAAAACAATGAATTAGAAAAGCAGACTAAAACTTCTAAAAAACAAATTAACGGATAGGATGCCAATCTCAAGAACACTGTTTACAGAAGATAAAAAATTAAGAGTGTTTGATTTTGATGATACCCTTGTCAAAACAACCTCATTCATATATGTAAAGCATAAAGATGGTAAAATATCCAAATTAACACCAGGTCAATATGCAGTTTACAAAGAACAACCTGGCGATGTATTTGATTACAAAGATTTTCAGCAAGTATCAAACCCACAGCTTATTAAGGGGTATGTGGAATTATTAAGAAGAATGGTTAATAGTGGTGGTAGTAGAGAGGTATTTATCTTAACTGCTAGAGCAGCTGAAAGACCTGTTTCGCAATTCATAAAAGATTTAGGTATAAGAGGTGTAACTGTAGTTGCATTAGGAGATGCAAATCCTGAAAAGAAAGCTGATTGGATTGAGGATAAAGTAAAGGCTGGATTTGATGATGTTTACTTTGTTGATGATTCCCCAAAAAATGTAGATGCTGTACGCAAAAGACTTAAGAGCTACAATATAAAGCAAAAAATCCAACAAGTTAAGCACTTCTAACTATCAGTAGTAGTTTATTTCATTTTTTGAATATTTATAGCAGTTGAATACCAACTTTTTTAAATAATATCAATAAATGGCAACTAAAAAGATAACCGAATTACCTTTAATTAATACTATATCTGGTTCATACAGTGTAGTACCAATTGTAATAGGTGATACAGTGGGTACTGGAAATACCGACCAAATTAGTATAGAAAACTTTAGTAAATTTGTAACTGCATATAGTGCACATACAGGTTCTGCTGGTAATATATTCACAGGTCCTCAAACTATTAATAATAATGTTACTATTAATGGTAGACTTACTGTTACTGAAGTATATGCACAATATGAAACTGCAAGTGTAATATATTCTTCTGGTGGAAACGTTTTTGGTGACCAAAACGCAGACTTACATCAATTTACAGGTTCAATAAACTTAAATGGTTCTTTAATATATAATGGTGTTCTTGTTACAAATGTTGATGCAAATACAATAAATAAATTACAGCAAACAACCGCATCACTTCAACAAGCAACTCAATCATTACAATCATTTACATCATCTCAATTAGCAGTTAATTTAGGTAACTCAATTTATACATCTTCAGTTGATGCACATATTGTTGGTATTAGTACATACACATCATCTGTAAGAGATACATTGGCTAGAGTACATCAGACAACACAATCATTACAAGTAGCTACTGCATCATTAAATCAATTTACTGCATCTCAAGATAGTAGAAACTTTATAATATCTCAATTTACATCTTCAACAAATGTACATATAGTGGGTATTAGTACATTTACATCATCTCAATATGATACGATGGCAAGAGTGTACCAAACAACTTCATCGTTACAATCAACAACCGCATCTTTAAATCAATTTACGGCATCTCAAGATAGTAGAAACTTAACACTTTCAATTGTAACTGGTTCATTGATTGGAATCACAAACGGATTGATGGCATTTACTGCATCATTAGATAATACATACGCAACTGATGCACAATTGTATCAATTATATCAATCAACGGCATCTATACAATCATTTACTGCATCTCAAGATAGTAGAAACTTTACACTTTCAACTGTAACCGGTTCTTTAATTGGAATCACAAATGGTTTAATGGCATTTACTGCGGCTTTAGATAATACATATGCAACTGATGCACAACTTTATCAATTATACCAAGCTACTCGTTCATTGGAATTACTTAGTGGTTCAATGATAGGTGTAACAAATGGTTTAATGGCTTATACAGCATCAAACGATAGTTGGAAAGATGGCGTAAGAGGTGAGATTAGTAAGATTGAAGCTTGGACAGCATCATTGGATTCTACATACGCAACTGATGCACAACTTTATCAATTATACGCTGAAACTGCATCAATAAAGGCTGAGATAGCTGGTATTGAAGCATATACGGCATCATTAAAATCAGTAGCATTAGTTAGTGGTTCATTGATAGCTTCATCTTCATATAGTATTGTGGCCGATGGTGCAAGAACAATAGATGTATTTTCAGCTGGTATTGATTTTGAATCATATCCATTATTTTCAAATGTAATTGCAGCTAGTGGAGTTGCGGTAAGTGGTGATACTAATTTAAGATATAATTCATCAACAAACGTATTAACTGTACCAACTATATCAGCAACTACCTATTTGGGTGGTGTTGTTAGTGGTAGTGCGCAATTAACTCAATTAAATACATTCACTGGTTCAATACAAAATGAAGTAAGTGGAATTGAAGTATATACCGCATCTTTAAAAGCAGCAAGTATAGTTTCATCTTCACAGCAAATACAAAATTATAGTTTATTTGCTACAACTGGTTCAAATACTTTTGTAGGAAACCAAACAATAAATGGTACAACTAAAATCACTGGTTCATTAATAGTAAGTGGTGCATTAACAACAAATATAATAAGTGGTGGATTGGATGTATTTGGTGGTATCACTGGTTCACTAAAAGGAAATGTAGCTGGTACTGCAACTTATTCTAATCTTCTTAATGTAGGAAACTCATCAACAAATCAAAACTACGCAATACCATTTACAACAGCAAATAGTAATGGGTATATGACTCTATATACCGATTTAACTGGAGGACCCTTATATAATCCATCTACTAATAAAATGGAATTGACCGGTTCATTAAATGTGACTGGTTCAATTACAATTAATAGCGGTTCAATTACGATGCCGGATAGACCTGCATTTAGAGTGATTGGGGCTGGTGGAGCTAAACAAGCACCAACGGTATTATCTGGTAGTTATTTAACTGTGGATTACGCTCAATCTAATGCATGGGATAATACAACTGGTACATTTACTGCACCAATAGCAGGATTATATCAAGTTAATATTGTTGCAAGATGTTTGAACAACGCAAGTCCAGCTGCACAAGTTATTGTATATAAAAACAATACATCATTAACACCTTCTCCTGATGGTACTGCACTAATAATGTTAGAATGGGCAGCAAATACAACAGCAAACCATATTGGAGGTAGTACTATTTGTAAATTAGCAGTAGGTGATACTCTTAAAGCAATAGTTGCTAGTGGTACTGCTTCATTTGATGCAAACGATAATTTTTCAGTAGCATATATAGGATAAAATATGAAACAATATAATGTTGCGTTAAAAGCCGATATAGATTACGATGGGTTTTGGAATGATATGGAATCCGAAACTGATGGCTTACTTTATATTCCAAATCGTAGGGTAGAATTTACAAACGAAAGACCGGCATCACTTCGTCAATGTTGGTATTTGCTGACAGATGAAGAAGCAGAATTACTAAGAGGAGATAATAGAGTTTATTGTGTAGAGATACCGCCTGAGTTTAGAACGGATATCATTATAGCACCCAGAACAATTCAAACTGGGGATTTTACAAAAACATCATCTTCCAGTGGAGCATATGTAAACTGGGGATTGATTAGAGCATCCAATTCAACAAATGTTTATGGTACTGGAACAACAACAGCTTTAAGTTATAATTACACATTAGATGGAACGGGTGTTGATGTTGTGATTCAAGATAGTGGATTGCAAGTTGACCATCCTGAATTTCAAGATGCAAATGGTAATAGTAGAGTTCAACAAATAGATTGGGCAGCTGCAAGTGGATTGGGATTTATTCAAAACGTAAATCATTATAGAGATTATAATGGACATGGTACACACGTAGCAGGTATTACTGCTGGTAAAACATATGGTTGGGCAAAGAATGCTAGGGTGTATTCTGTTAAAGTTAATGGATTAGAAGGTAGTGGTGATAGTGGTACTGGTATATCAACCACATACGCATTTGATTGTATAAAAGCATGGCACACATCTAAAGCAGGAAGTAGACCAACTGTTGTTAATATGAGTTGGGGCTATTTAGTTTTTTATAATAGTGTAACATCTGTAAATTATAGAGGAACATCATATACTGATTCATCAACAACTGGAAACGCAACTTACAGAGTAAATACATATGGTATAAAAAATGTAAGTGGAGCATCATACGGATATAATTACATTTGTAATACTAGAGTTTCTTCGGTTGATGTTGATGTAGAGGAATTAATAGCAGCTGGTGTGGTTGTTTGTATAGCAGCAGGTAATCGTGATTTTAAAGTAGATTTAACAACTGGCACTGATTATAACAACTATATGGTTACTGACCAAGGGACTCAGTATTATCATAGAGGTTCATCTCCGCATAGTGAAAATGCAATTATTGTTGGAGCTTTAGATAGTAGTACATATGATGCTACATATGACCAAAAAGCAACATATAGCGAAACAGGACCTGGTGTTGATATATGGGCTCCTGGAACTTATATAATGAGTTCTACATCAACTACAAATGGATTTAGTTCTCAACCATATAATTTAAATTCATCGTATAGACAATTAAATATTAGTGGTACATCAATGGCATCACCACAAGTAGCAGGAGTATCGGCATTAGTATTACAAGCAAACCCATCATATACGCCGGCACAGGTTAAGGCAGCTCTTTTAGCATCATCAACATCTACTATATATACAACGGGATTGACTAGTGATTGGAGTAGTACAAGAAGTTTACAAGGTGCAGCTCAAAAAGTATTATATGCAAATTATGTATTAGCAACTACTACTACAACAACTACAACCACAGCGGCGCCACCTCCGCCACCTCCGCCAACTACTACAACTACTACCACTACAACAACCACAACTACAACAACCACAACTACAACTACGGCTGCACCACCCCCACCTCCGCCACCACCAACAACAACTACTACCACAACTACTACTACAACAACTACATTAGCACCAACTATTGTTACTTGTACACAATATTTATGTACGGCAAATAGGGGTGGTTATATATTTTGGACAGAGTGTGATTCAAAGCATCAAGCTGGAGCTATGATAAATTCAGGAAAAAGAAAATACATATCATCTTTAACATATCCAACTCAAGAAAAAGGAGCAGGTATTACTATTAAAGCTATATCCAGTACAGATACTATTGAATATATCCAACCAACCAAATAATAAAAACTATATATACTTATTACTATAACCTAATATTATAAGTTATGGCTCAAGGAAATGTATGTTGGACTGAACCGAATGGAACAATAGGACCATGCCAATATATTTCGGTTAAAATTGGTGGAGTAAGTATTTTAGCAAGAGAAGGCTCATTAACATATCCTGTGGGCTCTTATATTGTACAAGGACCATTATATTCATCGGTTAATGGTATAAACTCATATTATTATGATGTATATCCAGAAGCACCACCAACAACCACAACTACTACTACTACAACAACTACATCAACAACTACACATGCGCCAGTTTGGTATCGATTGACAAATTGTAATGATAATAGCACTGCATATTCTGTACAATATCCATTTGGAAAATTTGTAGTAGGTGAGAGAGTTTTAAATGGAGCATCAACAATTTCATATAATGTAGCTGAAGTACTTTCATCAAATCCCGGTGGAACTTTAATATCAATTTTTAAAAGTGGATATTCAGCTTGCATAAGTACTACAACTACAACAACGCAAGCACTTTCATTTACATTAACTCCAGGTTGTGCTGGTATTGGAACTCCGGGAACAGGTACTCTTTCAGCAAGTGGATTTAGTGGTGGTACTGGTACATACTCACACTTAAGGATGGGTACTACATTAGCAAATGCCCAAGCAGCAACTCCAAGAGCAATAGGTTCATATTCAACTATTACTTGGGATGTATTAACTAACGGAACTTATTATGTTATATTAAATGATTCAAGCGGAAATAGTACATATACAACGGCAGTAGTATCTTGTACGGCAATATCATTTTTAGCAACACCAAGTTGTGCATCACCGGCTATACCGGGAAGTGGTAGGATTACAATTGACCATTTTGTTGGAGGTAATACGGATTATAGATATGTAAAAATATCATCAGTATCATATGCAGATGCACATACACAAACTCCAACAGCAATACCTTCACCATATAACACATATACATTTACTGGATTATCAAATGCAGCTTGGTTTATAATATTAATTGATAGTGCTGGGCAAGAAAGTGGAAACTATGGAGTGCATAAAGCAACTACAAGTTGTACCGATGTTGGATTTTCAACTACATATTTATCTAATCAACCGGGATGTTATCTTACGATTAATAATTTTATTGGTGGTAATGGAACTTATAATAAAGTTAGATTATCTACTACATCATTAGCAGATGCAGCAGCTCAAACAGCAACATCATTTAGTGGTACATCATATACATATGGACCTATATATTTCAACGCAACATATTACATACAATTAGAGGATAGTGCAGGACGTAAGAGTACATCAACGGTAACAACTGATTGGAATACAAAAGCAGTAACTGGATGTACATTAACTCCTGAAAGTGGAACGGTAGTTACGGGTTGTGTAAACAATGGTGGACATACTGGTACAATTGATGTAACATCACCATCGGGCGGTACGGGTGTTGGATATTACTTTACTTTAAATGGTAGTGGACATTACACTCCTGGCGTTGGAGCAACTGGATTAGATGATGGAAGTTATGCGGTAGTATTATATGATAGTTATGATGGGGGTACTAGTTTAGGTACTGCTACTATAAGTTGTTATGTAGCACCAAGCGGTACATCAACACAAACTTGTTTGGATACTTCAGGAACAAATGGTAAAATAGATGTAAATTCAGCAGCCGGTGGTACTGGTACTGGATATTACTTTAAATTAAATGGAGGGGCAACTAACTATACTCCGGGAACTGGGGCAACGGGATTGGCAGATGGAACATATAGTGTAACTCTATATGATAGTATTGGAAATAGTACTGCATTAACAAGTCAAACATTAGCTTGTTATGTTGCGCCACCTCCACCACCGCCTCCGCCGCCACCACCTCCGCCGCCTACGCCGCCGCCTCCGCCACCACCTCCGCCGCCTACGCCGCCTCCTCCGCCACCACCTCCGCCGCCTACGCCGCCGCCACCACCGCCGGGAGGGCCAGCAACATTTTATGTGTATATGAGTGAAACTAGCCCTACCGCAGCATGTGATGGTGGAGATACTGCATATGGAGCATATCATTTATTTACAGTTGATGGTAATAGTGATAGTCATTGTTCATCAACAAGCTTTACATGTACTGAATTAGGTTCTTTAGATTTTGGCGGAACTTTTTGGATTGCATATGGAGCTTATTATAGAGAGGTTATGAAAACTGGCGGTTCAGCAAGCAATACATTTACTGCTACCGCAGCTTGTGATGTTTGTGGTGGTACACCTCCACCACCTCCACCACCTCCGCCGCCTCCACCGCCTCCACCTCCTCCATCATATGATTATTATTTGGCGGATGAATATTCTTGTGCAGCTGGATGTACTTTAACAAATACAAATGTATTGGTAGCATTTACAGCAGGTTCATCTATTAATTGGTATAACAAACATTATATATCATTGGGTGGTTCTAATGTGGGATATAACTATGTAATTCAAAATAATGGTTCAGCTGGGGCAGCTTTAATATTATATGGAACACAATACACAAGTTGTACAGCCGCATGTACTGCTGAGGGAGAGCCTGTTGGACCACCTCCACCTCCACCTCCACCTCCACCACCGCCACCACCTCCTACGCCAAGTAGTTATACATCAATTGGAAAGTATACTGTTAAAACTGCTTTGAGTTGTGGTTCTTCCTCAGGTAGTTTAGTATATATATTTTTAAATGATACTGATTTAGCAACATACAATGGCAATGGTGGTTTTTTAGAAGTTGGAATGCAATTCTACGCAAATTCTTCTGGCGATGCTTGGTTTAATGCTGGAAATAAAGTATATGATATGAATGCGCTAACAATATTCAATTTATCAGGCGGAGCTATTACAAGTGTATATTCCTATTGTTAAAAATAAAAAATGTTATGAATACCTTTATATCAATTAATGAAAATTTTTTAAGTGATGATGATTTTGAAAAGTATTTAAATTTTTCAAAAGAAACAAATCTATGGGGAAATAGAGTACCAAATAATGTATGGTCTGGTAGGGTTGTTTTTGCTAATAGTGTTAATGAATTATCAGAATTAAATAATTTATTTTTAAACAAAGTTAGAGAAACTATAAAATCTAAATTTGAATTAGAAGCCGAAATATACCCAGATTATTTGGGAGTAGTTAAATGGGAAAATGATGATATGCAACATGCACATGCTGATGGTGAAATTGAAAATGGTACGCATCCATTTTTTTGGAGAAATTTTGGATGTGTTTTATATTTAAATGATAATTATAGTGGTGGGGAAATATATTTTCCAAATCAAAATATAGAAATAAAACCAAAACCAAATACATTAGTTTTCTTTCCAGGTAATTTAGAATTTTTACACGGAGTGAAACCTATGATAAATGATGTGAGATATACATTAACATCATTTTGGACATATGATAAAAAATATTCAATAAGTTATGATAATAGTCCCGGAAAATACAATAATAGCAATTCCTGAAAATCCTAATTTTAAGGATAGTATTAGTTTAATTGTAGAACCATTTAAAGGAAACCTAAAAAGAGACTGGTTTGTAGACCATGCTTACTTTTGCTTACCACTAACAATAGGAAATCAATATGGGTTTGGTATAAAATCATTAAAAACATTTAGTGTAATTTGGGAAGGTGGTGATGGTGCACAAAATGTTAAGGTAGAAATATTAGATGATTCAGAACGACCAATGGCACAAACAATATCATCTCACTTTGGTATGGGTACGTTTACTATACAAAATCGATTTACATTTAGAACTCCACCGGGTGTTAATCTAATGACAATAAATCCACCAAATCATTGGATAGATGGTATTCAGCATATGACTGGTGTTGTTGAAACAGATAATCTTCGTAGAGATTTTACATTCAATTTAAGAATAACTCGTAAAAACGAAAAAATAATAATTAATAAAGGAGATTATATCGGATGTGTTTTACCAATACCTAGATACTTTGTTGATGGGTTTAGTTTAAAAAGTTTTGAAGATATACTAACACCAGAACAAATTTTAGAAGAGCAGCAAGCTATGGCTGATTTTGGTGATGAGAGAAGAAATTTAGATAGGAGTAAACCACACGGTAATGGTAGAAGATATTTTAATGGAGAGGATGTATATGGATGTCCATTTTCAGACCATCAAAAGAAAATAAAATAGTTATGAATAAGATTTCTGAAATTTTTACTGCTTGGGGAATAAGTTTTAACCCAAATGATACTCAATCAGAATTAGCATCTAACCGAATAGAGATTTGTAATTCATGCGAACATAAAAAACAAAATGTTTTATTTACAAACATATGTGAATTATGTGGATGTGCTTTAAAAGCAAAAGTATTTACACCAATAAAAGGAGCATGTCCTGCTGGTAAATGGAATGATATAGATAATTTATTACTTCAAAATAATGCAAGACCAACAACAAAAAATTTAAGATTTGTTTGCGCTCAACCCGCTATTAATTATTATCTTTGGCAAGTTGAAGTTATGATTAATAATTTTATTAAGATGGGTGTAAATCCTAATAATATAGATATAGTTTGTTGGGCTGAAAATGGAGTTATTCCAAATGATTGGGCTAAATTGGCAGCTTGTTATAGTTCAGTTCGTTTCTTTTTTTATAATGATACTCGTGAAAGTAAAAATTATACATCATCTATACGACCTAATATACTCAAACAGCATTGGTTAGCAAATCCAGAATTACGAAATGAAGCAATATTTTATCATGACTGTGATATCGTATTCACAAAACCAATATCAGAATGGATTAGCGATAATATGATAAATGATAGAATTTGGTATGGTTCTGATTGTAGGTGGTATTTAGATTACAATTATATACTTTCAAAAGGTGAAGATATATTGGATAAAATGTGTTCTATAATTGAAATAGAAAAAGACATAATAAAAGAAAATGAATTGAATACAATAGGAGCTCAATATATAATTAAAAACGTAAATTATCATTTTTGGGAAAGAGTAGAAAATCATTCAGAACTTTTATTTAAACAAATAACTGAAATGAGTAGTAAAAAGAAAGAGGAAACTCCATCATATCACGAATTACAAATATGGTGTGCTGATATGTGGTCCCTATTATGGAATGCTTGGAATAATGGTATTGAAACTAAAATCGTAGGTAATTTGGGATTTAGTTGGGCAACATCAACAAAATCAGATTGGGATAGATATAATATATTTCACAACGCTGGTGTAACAAATGATACAAGTGGATTATTTTATAAAGCTAATTATATGAATAGTTTACCCTATACTGATGAATTAAAAATAAATGAAGAAACTGCATCTTTGGAATATTGGAAAATTATCAAAGAAGTTGGAAAAAAATCATGTTTAATTCAAAATAATTAAAAATGAAATACTTATTAAAAACTTATAAGTTATGATATATTGGTTTACGGGACAGCCTGGCGCAGGTAAGACGGTATTGGGAACAAAGTTAAAAGACTTTTTACAAACTGAAAAAAGAAATTGGAGAAAGGATGTATTTCATATTGATGGGGATGTTTTAAGAGAACTAACTCTTAATAAAGATTATTCCGAAGCTGGTAGAATTCAAAATATTAAGAACGCA